CAGTTTAGTCTAGGTCCTGGAACACAATCACCTGCAACTAGGGGCACAGGAACTTTAGCATAAGATCTACGGGGTATAATTCTCTTCAGTATAGGAGAGAGCATGGATTTACCAAGTAAAGAGAAAACATTTGAGTTTAGTCACACAGGGCTTAGTACTGGTAGACAGTATGATGGACGCTTTACGGTCTTATGCCTTTTGAATGTAGGTCAAAAGCACTTAATGGCCCTCGAAGAAACTCGTCTATTGGGTAACTATGCATCGCCGACGCCAGATTTAGAGGGATTAGCTATGGTGCTCTCAAATCTGAGAGCAAAAATCGTAGATGGTCCAGAATGGTGGAAGCAAAGCAATGGTGGAAATATCATTGATGACGAGGATGTTCTTGTTCAGCTTTATCAAAAAGTAAAAGAGTGTGAAGCACAATGGAAGACGGATTTGATGAAAAAGGCTCAAGCGGCCCAAGATTAAGTCTAGTCGATGCAGTAAAAGCTATTGCAGCTAGAAATGCAAGAGCTAATCTTGATGATGAATATTATCTATTATTATTCTTACAAAGCTGGTGGTCTAGAACCTATAACAGGCCTCTAAAGGACCCTATTTTATTATCATATACTCTTGAAGAGTTGCTATATGAATTCTACGACAGAATAGAACGAGAAAAAGCCTATAAAGAGTCAATTGAGCAAGAAAATGATAAGATAGAAGATAAGAAGGAACAAGAGGCATTGGACTGGGCCGAACAAGAAGAGCGCCGAGAATTAGAGGAGCTCAAGATGAGAGGTGAGGAGTCTCTTGATCCAACCAAAGATCCTGATAATGTCGCGTGGATGGAAGAGGAGATGCGAAAAGCTCAGGACATGTATGGTGAAACTTTTGGGGAAGACATAGAAGAGTCTTTTGAGTGAAGTAGATGGCTAAAGATCCTAATCAGAAAGATAGACCAATAAATGGCTTTGGTGAAGCTGTATTTGGCAGCGAAGAAGAGTTTTTAAGTCATGAGCACCAGCATATGGTGTCAAGAATTAGTGAGCAAGTTAAGCCTAAGGGTGAAAAATATCGACGAGCGTTAGAAGAGCGCGATATATTACGTATCTCCGTACCGAATACTATAAAAGCTCTTGAACAAAATCCTTACGGTGAACCCCTTATCGCAGAGCAATACGCAGTTCTTGCAAAAGCCGAGGCTAATGTATCAGGACATGAGCTTCGTGCAACTGAAAGAGGTAGAGCTCAATACTCAACATTTTTATCAAAAATCTTCTCACCAAGCAGTATAAATGGTCAAATAACTAGAGCCATGAGAACAACTGAGGTTCAAAATCTTGGCGTATCAATGGCTGCACGACCAGCTAAAGAAATAGAGGAACTTCGGCGCCGGGATCAAGAGCAGTTGAGGATCTTGCATAGAGAAGCAGAGAACGTTAATGCGAGGATGTGGATCCCCGGCGGAGACTTTGATCCAGAAACATCAAATGAAATGAGGCCAATACTTGATAAAATTAGAGCCACAGAGAAGCAGATGGCAAGCTACGATGTTGCAGCAAGATATCAAAGACAGCTTGGAACTGATCCGGAATCTGTAGCTGCAAAGTCCATAGCTCAATATGGCCAAATTGTTCAACGAGATCGAGCAACAACCCTCTCAAGACAAAAAGAATTTGAATACGGTAGTGGATTTGCTCAGGCGGGGAAGGGTACTTTAACTAAAATTGGTATATCAGATCTAACCTCTGGTATAGCGCAGGAGATGAAGAACTTAAAGGAGATATTTGAGGAACTATCGAGGACTACTGGGGACGCAGCGGAAAAAGAAGCTGAACTGCATAGACAAAGAGAAGCATCTTCCAAGCGCTTATCTGAAATGGAGGCAGCTGCACAGGGTCGCGGTGATAGGTACGGCAATATAGCTAATATAGCACAGCTTTTCGGCGGAGGTTTCGGCGCTCTAGCTGGTGCTGCGATGTCAATCGGTGTAAGTCAAAGATTAACTAAGGAGCAAAATCGCGCAGGATTCGCTGCGTTGGAAAATGAGAAGTACGACACTTATCGTAGAGCGAGAGCTGGCGATATAGAGTCGCAAATGATGCTTGGTGCGTTCGATAATGCGATGGACTTTGGAGGAGAATTGAGCTTAATGGCTAATATCTCTAAAAGTCTTGAGATAGGTGGAAATGTCGCACAAGGGGTCGCCGGCGTCGCAAAAATGAAGGCTGCAGCACTTAGTATACCAGGCGGTGCGTTAACTGGTAATTTAGCTAAAGCTGCAGAGGTTGGTGAATCAGGATTAATGCAGACTATGTCTGCTGCCGCCTCAGCTACAGTAAATATATCAGATATGGCACAAGGTATAACCGCAGGTCAGGTTGATATAGCAGGTCAGCAAGCCCGCCTAAATACATATCGCCAAATAGTGAGAAATCAAGCAATTCAAGTTCAAGGCTTTAGAGATTACGCTGTTGGTGCAGGTAATATATCTATGCAGATGGGCGGAGCCGGAGAGGCATTCATGAACGAAGTCGTATCGGACAAGAACATGAATAGGATGGCTGCCGCAAGAATGAGCCCCGAGCAGTTCAATCAGCTTTCTCAAATTGGCGTAGAGCAGATGGGTAGCACTTTTGGAATAGAGCAGGTGTATACTGCTCAAAATTTACAAAGAGCTGGTTTTGGAACTGCTCAGCAGAATATGCAACGCATGACTCAGTTAGCACAAGCTGGCTCAAATAATCCGCAAGCCGGACTTGCTTCTGTACTTGAAGCAGCATTCTCTAAATCTCTTGATAGTTCAAGAGCTCTAAATATGATGGCGGAGAATACGGCAGCAATGGTTCAGAGTAACGCTGTTGCAACCGCAGCAGGAATAGATGTTACTTCTGCAAGTGCAGCACTATTAGGTGCAAACATTGATCCTAATCAAAAAAATGAAGAATTCGCAGTACAGCGAGCACTTAGTGCAGCAGCGGTTGCACGAGAGGTAACAACCAATACTGAAGTTAGTTTTGCTGGTATGGTTAATACTTCAAGAACTTCAAAGACAACAGGGTTAGGTGGCGGAGCAGAAATTTTTGCAACACAACTGTCCACTGAAGAACTTAGAGGATTGTCTGGTAAGACAGATGCTGACATAAAGGCTGCGCTTAGAAAACGAGGCGTAAATCTAGATGAAAGTAAACTTAGTCCACAAGAGTTTATACAAACTCAGCTTGAAAATCAAATGTACTCTATGGTGGAAGGTAAAGGTACAGGCTTCGCTCTTGTCTCAGATACAATGAGAAAAAGTATAGTGTCAAAAGCAATGAACAAGCAGGACTATAGCAGTCTTTCTGAAGAAGAACAGACGGCGCTTGGGCAAATAGGTTCGAAGTTTAAATTAGCTGGTGACGAATACTATAGATCTATAGTTGGAATAAAAGAGACTAACACTACAGGTAAGGCAAAAGCAGAAGAGGCAATGGCTGGTAAAGGTGCAGGAAAGCTACAAGAGGAAGCTTTCAATATGGCTACTTCTGGTTTTACCCAAATGGCGGAGGCGGCGAAGCAAGGTGCTGCAGCGTTTGGTGACGCTAAAAAGGCTTTCGAAGCCCTTTCTGAGATGTCTAAACTCATAGAGTCTAAAGGACCTGAGTTTGAGAAGAAGATGTCAACCGCTGCTGGAGAAGCTGCTGGAGAATTTAAAGGTTCGTCTATGGAAATTTTTAGCAGTGGGGCAAGTAAGATTTTAGAAGCAGCAAATATACTGGCTGGAAAGGCAGGAATATCTCCTGCAACAGCGCCTGCACCCAAACAAAGAAATATGACTAAACCTGGCTACGCAAAAGAGCGATAATAATTGTACAATAATTACGGAGAGCTCTTTATATGTTCAAAAATCACACAGTAAAAACCCCACACGCTGCCGTAATAGTGTGGAACTATAAAGATAGAGTTGATCAACCTAAAGGTGGACCAACATCTTCAGGTACAAATAAGCAGGACTTAGATTTAGTAGAAGAAGTTATAATAAGTACCGTTTCGTGCGTATCTATACAGACAAGCAAGTCTAAAAGTCAACCAGAAGGAACTTTTAGTCTAGTTCTTGCACCGTATAAAAATTGGGTTGCAGCTATAACACCAGGTAGTTGGTGCGCCATACTCATGTCAAATGAGCCCATAACAAAAGATGATCTAGACAAAGCAAATAGAAAAAAAGTTAAGATGATCGGTAAGATTGAGTCCGTTAGAGTGCAGACTGAATCTCAAGCTGATGGGTCTCGTAGAACTCTGTATTACGTAACAGGCGTAGATTGGGGACATGTATTAAATAGCACCATATATATAGATAATCTTCTTGCTAGTCCAAGTGACCCAAAAAGCCAAGGTAACGGTGCAGCTGTGGCACTACGCAACATGCTATTTGGTAAAGGTAACACGCCGCAATCTTTTTTAGTTAAGGATAATTTAAGGTCGTTGTTAAATATATTTGGAAAATCTGTACCAGGCTTTGAAAAAGCTGCACAAGAGATAAATAGATTAGGCGGTGCAAGAGTCTACAGCCTAAGTGTCCCACAAAAAATGATAGACTACTTTGATTTTAAAAAAACAACTCAAACTTACGACAAGAAGAAGAAGATATATACTAATGTAGTTACTACTGCTAAAAGCGAAAAGAAGCGACAATTAAGCGACATGATAAGCTTAATTACTGGATACCTTAAGGATAAGGACAGTTATGTTCCTTCAAACGAAGCTTATGGATACATAGATCCATTTTCATTACAAGGAACAAATAGTTTCTGGCAGATAATGCTTGACAACAGCAATCCCGCTCTAAATGAAATGTTTTGCGAAATGAGGTGGTTAGATGGAGACAATGAGTCTTTAGCATTAGCTCTATATAATCGCATTAAGCCTTTTAGTTACAAAGGATATTCTGGTGGTGAGTCAAAGACTATCGGTATAAAATCTTTTTTTCAGAATATACGAACTCATAGATTAGAAGATATAACCGTGCTATCTATAAACGCTGGCACCAATTGGAGAGATAAGTATAACTTCATAGAGATAAAGCCAAACTTTCAAGATTTCGACATAATCGCAAATTGGACCAAGCAAAAGACTCAGCTAGTGGATTTAATAGCTCTTGATAGAGAGGGCTTTAGGCCATATATAGTTAACACTAAACAGTTTCCCGGCTCTGGTGGAAAATCCATATCAGTGGACATGAATGTATTATCTTCATGGTGCTATCTATTGCGAGAATGGTTTTTTGATACCCATAGACTCTTAAATGGAACAATTGTGTTAACAGGTATAAATGACTATATAGCTGTAGGCGACAATGTAAAAATAGATGCCAGACTCATCAATCCCACTCCTAATATGAATCGATCTATGTCGGGCAACAATGAGACATATATGATTGCGCATGTAGAAAATATAAGTCATAGTTTCACTGTTGGTGAAGATGGCGCAAGACAGTATCGGACAACGATACAGTTTGTCAGAGGCATTATTACTAATAAAGATAATGTGAGCATTGGCGACGCCGCAGTTGATAAATATACTGTTACAGATAAGTCAAGCAAATCAGAAGATAGAAATACTGCAAACACTATAACAACTTCTGGCGAACTAGATCCAGATAAACCAGTTAGAGGTAGGTAGTGGCAGATCCATTTGACATAATTAAAGATAGTTCTATCTGGTATGACAGCGAGCAGCACGCCGCTATTCATAAAAAAGATCCGTATGTCAGAATAGGCGTAGTGAAGGATGCACGTAGAGATGTGTCCACCGGTGATATTAGATACCTGGTTGAGGTGCGTGATAGAAATGACGCTATAGAAATGAACTGTAGAATGGTTAGACAGTTTGGTGGGGTCTATAACTATCAAGATGTAGTTACTTCTGGTTATAAGTTCGATGACAAACCTGATCCAGTATTAGATTTTACTGCCAAGGCAGGGGATGCTGTACTTGTTGTTGCATTAAATGGGCAAAGCCGCGAAGGTATAATTCTGGGTGGTATCACACATCCAGCAAGAAAATCTACAATACCTGTTGATAAGGGACCTTATTATCAAAGTGAATTTAATGGTATAGAGACTGTAATAAATGATCAAGGTGAATACACTCTTACTTTTAAGGCGATACCTACCAATATTGCTAAACTTAAAGATAAGCCATCTAAAAAGATAGAGCCACCTAAATATGATAAAAAGATAGGCGGATCTTTTATAAAACTGGATAAGACAGGATCTATTGAGATTAACGACAAGGCCGAAAAAGACCTTCAAAATATTAGAATTGATAAGGCTAATGGTACCATCGCCATTAATTCTGGAAACATTTCAATAGTCTTAACTAAGTCAAAAGAACAAATGAATGTCAAGAGTAAGATTATCGATATAGTTACAGAAAACTCGATGTCCATTAAGACAAAGAAGTACTCAGTTGACTCTAAAGAGTCTGTTAAAATTAAAAGTGATAAGATTGCTATAGGTAAAAATGGTGTTGAGCTTTTAGATCAACTTTCAAAGATGCTAGATGAGTTAGGTAAGGTTAAGCCAATATCTCCAGTTGGACCATGTACACCGCTCATGGCAACACCTGAGTGGTCTGGAGTAAAAGCTGTGCAGCAGAAGATCAAGGAAATTACTGGCTCTCTTTAACTGAGTCGATATGAGATATAATATACAATATGAGTATTTTTGATAATGCTAAAAAATCATTGGAAGGTCTGATTAAAGACACCCTGTCTCCTAAGAAGCCTAGAACGCAGGTTCAGACTACTATTCAACAGTTTGAGATGAATAGTGTGTACTCACTGGATCCTAATGGGGATTACTCAAACTGGTATTTAGCTAAACCATACGGTTTCACCTTCATAGATAGGAATGGGACATCAGTAACGATGTTTCTACCTATAAGCCCAAGTAATTTAACTATTAATACTAATTTTGCAACCAATATAGTTCCAACTCTATATGGAACTGTTGAGGAACACTCTGAGATAAGGTATTACGATATATCTATCGAGGGCACAACCGGAATGGCTCCAAAATTTGTAGACCCGTATTTTGGGTCACCGTCTCAAGCCTATGGTAGCGCCGTAAGACCTGGAAGGATCTCAACTCCTATATCTAGAGGAATAGCTGGTGTAGCGGGCGGCTTCTTTTCAAAGACTTTGGGAGCAATAGCCAAGGCTGCAAATAAAGCTGTAGATCTCGTGAGCGACTCTTCCACTAAACGTGAAAAAGGTTTTCTTGATGCAAATAGCGGCTATGTTGCATTTCATAATTTATATCGCTTTCTAAAGAAATACAAAGATGATGTATCTGGTATTACGACAGATGGTAGCACAAATACTACAGAAAGAACGAGACATCCACTGACATTCTTTAATTATAAAGACGGTAATAGTTACGATGTTGCAGTTAGAAGTTTCACGCTTAGACGATCAGCTGATAACCCGATGCTGTATTATTACAGCATACAACTGCGTGGATATAATCTTAGATCAGTGGCCGACAAAATAGACTCAGGTATTTTATTAAAACAAAGACAAAGTGATTTACAGCTAAATGGCGTAGAGGGTTCCTCTGCTTTTAGTAAATTTCAAAAATTTGCCAAGAATGGAAAATCTTTATTGAAGAGTACACTTGGCGCAATAGATATTTTTGGTAGATAGAGCATGGCAACATTAAAAGCTGCAAGTAAAAGCATGTCTGATCTTAGTCTCTGGTTTAAAGTACAGGCCGGAGATGAACTTATGCTTGGGGATGTTCCATCTTTGATACCACTTAGATGGGAATATCTGAAGAGTGAGTGGGAATTTATAAAGCCTGACTTGATAAGCAATCTTGACAACACAGATAACCCTGACTTTATAAACCAACAGATACTTGATTTTAGTTCGTTCATAGAGTCACAGCGAAATTCACCTAAGAAAATAAATCCACTATCTGACTCTAAGATAGTGGATAGATTTAACGGATTGTTTGACATAATTGCCATAAATTCAATCAATACAAATAACGAAGAAGAGCGCATAATACAGGCAGAGCTCGCAAGAGTGCAGGCATTTTCAAAGAATGACTTTCTCGATATTAAGAAAAATTTGATAGACTATAGAGACAGACAGGTAGATGTAATAGGTCTAAATGATGTTGACTATGACAAGGCAGTAGGAAGAAGTGCGATAGCTCAGCAGATAGATGCAACTATAGTTGACGTAAATAAAATATTAGCCATACAGAACGCAATAAAGTCTGTAGATTTTATATTGGCCAACTTATTTTCTGTTGATCTATCGCTAGATCCATTTGCACTTGCGAGAGCAAATGCTAATAATCCAGAGATAGATATAGCTCAGTATCGTTCTGGTAATTTAGTCAAATTAAATTATGGCGAATCTTTACAGTCACTGGCGTATAGATATCTTGGTAGCGGAGATAAGTGGATAGACATAGCCATTGCAAACGGACTAAAACCTCCATACATAGATGAAGTGGGGGAGCAAATATCTCTGCTTTCTAACGGAAAAGGTAATCAGATAAATATAGCTGAAAAAGACATAAATGGTGAGTTGAATATAGATAAATTCTATATTAATCAACCAGTCTTCCTACAATCTAATACTCAAGTCATCGCAAATCAGAGAACTGTCATTAATATAAGACAGATACCAGTATCCGGTGAGATAATATTGGAGTTGGATGGTGACGATAATCTATCTGATTATAAAGTTAGCGAAGGTGCCTATGTGCGAGTCTATAAGCCAAATACAATAAATAGTTCATTTTACATACTTATACCGTCATCTCAACCGTTAGATGATCTTAGAAATGAAGAGATGCCGTGGTTTTTGGCAAAAAAGCCAATAGATGAGCAAAAGATGAAGGTCGATCTCGATATAGCAGAAGATGGCGATATATCTTTTGGAACTAACGGTGATCTTAAGTTAAGTTATGGCATAGACAATGCAATTCAGGCTTTAAAGTTAAAAGTGGTCACAGAATTAGGCTCACTTAGGGCCCATCCTGAGTTCGGACTTGTTAATGTATTAGGCTCAAGTAATAGCAATATTAATCAAGTGCGCGGTCTCATAGTTGATTCATTGACAGGTCAAATAGCAGCAGATGATCGCTTTGATCGAATAGAGAGCATCAATGTTGATTATATTGATGCGAACAGTGGTGTTAATGCTGCTTCAGCTATAACTATTACAATGACAGTGAGAATGGCCGGTGGAAGCACTGTAGTCCCTATTAGTTTTACAGTGAATAATCAATAGTTTTACTATCTACATAGTAAAATATAGGCATGGCTATAGAAATCAAGAGTCCGAATCAATTATTGGGCGACATGGTCCGAAAGATCATTGCCGAAACACCACTAAATGACATCTATACTGGTTCAGTATTGTTGACGTTGTTAGAGGCAGCTGCATCTAATGACTATGAAAACAATGCCGCAATATTGAATGTGCTAGAGTTGCTTAATATAGATGCCATCAAGAACAATGATTTGGACGCTAGGGCAGCAGACTATGGTCTTACTAGACGCCCTGCGATTAAAGCATCTGGATTAGTTGACATATCTAATACTAATATAACGAAAAGAAGTACCGGTCTGTACGTAATCAAGCCAGCTCCAATATCTGGACAGAGTAAGATTTACGTAAATAATACTACTGGTTGGGCTTCAAGTGGATCGCTCTATATCGGTAGAGGTACTGATAATTTTGAAGGTCCAATTCCTTACACTTCAATAAATGTGTATCCAACTTATTCAGAAATTATATTAGGTTCATCCCTTCAAAAAGATCACTTAATTTCAGATGTGGTCATAGACTCACAAGGCGAACCAGATAGGTTGATAAATGCCGGAACTATAGTGAAGATTCCGGCCAATAACCAAAATCCAGAAATTCAATATGTAACATTGAGATCGGCAGTAATACCGGCAGGTGAAGACATAGTCACAGGGATTGAAGTTATAGCGTTGGTGCCAGGTTCACAGGGCAATGCCGGAATAAATTCTATTACGCAGTTCGACGTCGCACCATTTTCAGGTGCAACTGTAACAAACACAACCGCATTCTCAAACGGACAAGATATTGAGACTGATGTTCAGTTGCGCAATAGAATTAAGTCGTATTCAATCACACTTGCACGAGGTACGGCACCAAGTATATTAGCATCAGTTATTGGGGTATCTGACCCAGATGACAGTAAGCAAGTTGCATCTGCAATAATGACGGAGCCTGTAAAAGTTGGCGATCCGTCTATCTTGTATATAGACGATGGTAGCGGTTTTCAACCTTCATTCGCAGGTCAGTCTGTGGATAAGCTATTAACTAATGCAACAGGCCAAGAAGAATTTTTACAACTATCAAATTATCCAGTGCCTAGACCTCAGGTAATAAATACAGCTGAAGGGCCATTTAATTTACCAAATGGGTCGTTCTTAAGAGTTATAGTTGATGGACAGGAAGAGACTATCTATTTTGGTTCAAGTCAGTTTTTAAATATATCTGCAGCAACAGTATCTGAAGTAATTATTGCTATCAATGATCAGTCTACTTTATTTAAAGCCCGTTTTGCCAATAGCTCAAATAATATCCTAATATACCCTGTTGCTAGCGATGTCGAGCGAATACAGGTTGCACAGCTGCGTGACTCAGATGATTCAGCACTATACGCAAACTCTACGATCAAGTTTCCTACCGATGAGTTTAGTTACATCTCTCTATATCAGAACAGCACTCGCCTGAGAGAAAAGAGTCGTGCTGCAGAATTAACAACGGCACCTTATGCTCAATGGAATACTATTGAGGTGATTCCGGCCGATGATATCGTCATTGAAGTTGATGGGACGCCATCTCAAGCAAGATCGTTCCCTCTCAGTGATTTCACAGGTGTGTCGTCTTTTGCATCTTTATCTTTACAAGACTGGGTTGATGCATTTAACAGGAAATTTGCAGGTCTTACTGCAGAGGCCACGCCAAGCGAAACAATGGTTATTAGATCTAATAGAATTGGCACAGAGTCTTCGATAGTTATTTCTGGCGGTTCTTTAGTTGCAAAATGGTTTCCAAATCTACCTAAGACATCTTATGGTCAAAGTGCTCAGTTTGAGTTAAATAGACAAACAGGTAACTTGAGAATATTGACTGAAATTGCGCCCGGAGATACTATTACAGCTGGCGTAGAAGATGCCAAAGGCTTTGCGATATCTTCGTCTACTACTTCTGGCACATATAACGTATCTACTGATTCTTCAGGTAGACCTGCTGAGATTGTTATTGTTACAGACTCTTCTTTCTGCAATAAGAAGTCATTGTCATTACCTGTTGGCAGTGCAATAACTATAAGCGCTCCGACCGCCTCTACTATGAGAATTCTTGGTGCATCTCTAAATGCTTTTTCAAGTGTTCTACCAGGAGACTTTGTCTATATTGCTTATAGATCTACATGGTTGAATATTAATAATACTGGTCTTTTTAAAGTTAAAGCAAAGGGATCACATACTACTGCTGGCGTTGATACTTTTATAGAAGTCGATAACATCGGTGTTGTTTCTGAGCCTGCAGTCCCGGGATCTCTGGTGATGATCGATTCACTAGACATTAAGGCTTTTGAAACAGATGGTCTGCCTCAAATCTGGCGAGGCACGTATGTATCTAATCCTCCTGCTGAGACGATATCTAATATCGTAGATTCTTTAAATAGTAGATTGATAAATGTTAAAGCTAGTATATATAAGTCTAATTCAATTAAGCTTACATCTACTACAGAAAGTGGTGGCAGTATTGCATTACCTATATGTATAGGTAACGCTGCAGTACTGTTTACTGAAACTACACAAGCTCAATATGGAAATCCTCCACATATAGCATCAAGGACGTCTGATAGGACACTGGTGTCTATGTTCAAAAGAACTTCGCCAGTCAGTGCCAATGTATTCTTAAATAGACATACATATACAGATGTTAAAGGCTCACTAACTAGCGATACAGTTCCAAATATAGCTCCATATAGCGAACTAATAGAATCCACAGGTATATTAACCTCAAATAATGTTAGTTATGATGACTATGTAAGCTTTACTAGCGGCAACAATCGCGGTCAAATAAAAACCGTAAAAGCTAAAATTCCAACTGATCAAGTTGGTACTCAAGAGGGTTCAGCTAGAACTGAATTAGATCACGTCATAGGTGATGAAATAGAGTTGCAACGACCAATGTCAATATCATCTGATGATAGCATCGTCGTAGTAATGGACAATGATGCGAGCACTAAGACTATAGATATTGCAATGTCAAGAAACGCCAGGGTAAATTCTGGATCAGGCGTAGGTTCGTTTTTGCCGACAACTACTGAGTTTTCAGCATTTGACGACGATAACGAGCCAGGTATAGATTTTAGTAATGTTAACGTATGGGGAACATCCATCAACAAGACAGATTTTAGTGACTACTCTATATGGATGCGTGCAAGAAACTGGTACTCAACTGGCGGCGTATCAGGTGTAGATGGTAAGATGTTAGTTCGTTCTGCTCAGTTTGGACCTAACGGCGAGAAACTACGCTTTAGCCTAGAGTATCCTAATTCACCTGATCAAGACCCAAGTACTACTCTTAGCAACTCACCATCATGGAATCAGTATTCATACTTTTTTGGATCTGGAGCGGCTAGAGCACTAGCACTATCTCCACTTATTCCAGGTCCAGGAACAGTTATAAGTGTCCAAGGGCCATATCCAGATGACACTACGAACTTTCCAAATGGTCTTGCGTCCTCTGGAGATTACTACGACTATACATTTTCATCAGGATCATTGGCGACTGTGCAAATTGGTGATGTGCTATCAATTTTAAGTACTAGTGGTGTTAGTGCGTCAAATAGTGGACAATTTAGGATATGGAATAAGAGTACGCTTACTATACGTGTACTAAATCCAAATGCAAGTGTGACTGCGCCTGGCACACCAGAGACTGCACTGGTTACAACGATCGCAGATATAGTTGGTTCGCCAACTGTATATACGATAAATACTGTAGCAGATATCGCAGGATCTTTGCATCAAATGTACTTCATAATTTATGATACTCAAGGATCAGTTGCTGTTTGGTATGATATAGATAATGTCGGAGCAGCTGCACCCCCGCATGGGGCAAATAGAGCAATAAAGGTTGCTACTGTTGCAACTGGCGATACCGCTGACGATGTAGCCAATAAAACAGCGCAAGCAATTGCGTTAGACAATGCTTTCTCTGTCGCCGCAATATTAAATCAAATTACAGTCACTAACTTAATAAATGGAGCTTTAGCTTCTGCAAGCGCTGGAACATCGGGTTTCTCTGTGAGCACTTTAACTGGCGTAGCTAATAACTCAATAGATGGTAAATACTTCTTACTTAACGATCAAGACGGATCTGTTGCAGTTTGGTACGATGTCGATGACAACGGAACTGCAGAGCCATTTCATGGCGCCGATAGATCTATTAAGGTAGCAGGCGTCACCTCCGGTATGAGCGCAATAAATGTCGCATCTGCCACTGTTCAGGCTATAAATTTCGATGCGTCATTTTCAGCGTCAAATGTGCTTGGTACGAGTAATATAATTACAATTGTAGCAGCGAATAATGGTAATTTAGTAAATGCTGCAGCGGGGACATCAGGTTTTTCTGTAACTATAACAGACGGTACTCTTGGCACGGCTGAAACTATCACAGACATAAACGGAGTTCAAATATATCCGCTTACTGGGACTGATGTTGCAACTATTGCTACCACAGTCAATGCAGAGTCTATAGTAGAAATCACTCCTATCGGCAATGATGCTTTAACTATATCCAAGTCAACTAGAGAGGATGTGTATACGTACTCTGGTGACTCTAGTGCACTTGCTTTTGGTCATAATCCAGGTTTGTCATCTTTAAACAGTTATATTTCTTTGTATGATGGTGTCAACTGGATCAAGAGTTTTCAGAACTCAAATCCAAATTTCACTTTAAAAACCAGTCTAACATTAAATAATGTTGCTCCTAGTGTTTATCAGATGGACTCTGCTCCTAATTACAACAGCGCAGATCTTGGTGAACGCTTGAAATTGATACCAGTGACAGTGAAGAATATATATCACCATCTAACACAGAAAGCTTTATCTCAGTTACCTATCGTAGCTAATATTAGTATTTCTAGCGATAGAAAGAATATACAGATAACTTCTAAAAATTTAGGATCATCAGGAGCCATAGAGGTCATTGGCGGAAATGCCAATAAAGCTCAAGCTTATATATATGGCGAATCAGAAGTGTCATCTGACACTGGTGGAAGTACTATCCTAACTAAGGTTCCAGCGTATCCTGATACTTTTAACGTAGGTGATATCGTAAAACTTCAAAACGATAAAGGCGTTAAGAGACTATCAAGACTTGACGCAAATGACTCCATAGATGTACAAGCTTCGACTGGTGTCGCTAAATACCTATTCAATAATAAGTTAACTAATATTACTAGTACTACATCTTTCACGATCACTGATGTATCTGGGTCTTATGGTAGACCTGCCGGATTCGTGTGGAGATGGACTCACGATGGTTCTGCCACCTTAGCTAATATAGCAGCTGGCGATCAATTGTTAGTATCGGGCACTGATTCAGCCTGGGCACAAGGCAATAAGTTGAGCGCCACAGGAGATGATGTTGTATCTGGTTTTCCGATCGTATATGTCAATGATTCTGCCGATTATATAGATGTAATAAATCCTCGCGGTAAGGCTATGGGATCTCAGGCTGTTGGTCTAAATATGACGATCAATGTATGTCCTTCGCCGTCTATTAAGTGGAATTTAGCTCATGCAGCTAACATAGAAATTGACAGCATAATCTTGTCATCTGGTACAGTAACAGTTAACACTGTCAAACCGCATCTATTAAACACTGGCGACATGGTTGACGTGATGGATAGTAATAATTTACCTGATGCAACATATGGCCCAGTAACCTCTATTAGTTCGACGCAGTTTACATTTTCTTATGTGGGTACTAATTTTAGTGAAGTTAATGTTGGCGCAGCAATGATAAAGAGCGGTTTAACGCCTACTCGTTATAGAGTTGAAAAATTAGGTCTAAACGGTTTAACTAGAATCAAACGTCAGAGCGGTGAATCTCCACGCTTTACAGATTGCGGTGTAGCAGTGGATGATTATGTGGTTATAAGCGGATCTACTTTTGCTGCCAATAATAGTGGATTATATAGGGTTTTAGCCATTGATAATGACTCAATGATAGTTGAAAATGACACTGCTACAAACGAGACAAACACTGTAAAAAAATTCAATAATAAAGATTTGCAAGCTACTTGGAGTGCAAACACAAATGTTGTCACTGGTATTGCTGGAACATTTAAGTATGTTACTGTTGGCTCTTGGGTTAAGAAGCCAGAAGACCCTGATTCTGCATATAGACAGGTTATTGCGATGTCTCCAGCCGCACCCGCACTAGCTACAACTATTACTTTAGGTAGTAGCTATAATGGCTCATCTGCGATAGCTCCTGGCGTCAGCTACGATATGTATAACGACTACAATGAAGGTGTCATATTGCAATCTGTGGACGATATCACCGTCTATGAGGGTGACAGTACATTAGCTGGTGACACACTCTCTGTACAAAATATAGTTAATCCTAGTTGGTTTAGCACAAGTAACATAGGCACCTTTGACATCATAGGCGTAGGAACAGATGCAGTGGGTCTTAAGCCATATATAAAAGTTTCTAATAATTCTGCGCTATCTCAGACTAATAGATTGATGTCAGTTAGCGTGGACGGACTATACGTTACAGAAAGCATTGTCAATCGATTTTACTCTATGAGACAGATAACAAATGTATGTCTTGACGACTTGAATCCTGAAAGAAGAGCAATATATATGACACCAGATAATAGGTCATATAAGTTTAGCGAGTCCAATACAACTAGTATTATGCATATGGGTAAGTTGGGGTACAGTGTTGATGTCACATCAGGTATCGATGGATACTTATATTACACTGGACTACTGAGAAGAGTTCAAAGAATAGTGGACGGCTTTGAACCAGATAGCGATACATATCCAGGTCGTAGAGCAATCGGCGGAGCAATAGAGATATTGCCACCACTCAATAAACGAATAAACATCTCTATTGACATTACAACAGATGATGGCGTGAACTTGGGCGATATCTCTAACAATATTAAATCTGTAGTAATTAATTATATAGACACTCTTGGCGTAGGAGAAGATGTAATTCTCTCTGAGATTATAGCGTCTATAATGCAGATTAAAGGCGTTGGAGCCGTAACATTTACATATCCTACGCCCAATACAGAGAGAATAACTATAGCCGATAACGAAAAAGCCACTATAACTCCGGAAGACATAGGGATAGCGTAATATGGCAGCAAATAAGGACAAGAAGGATCAGCTGCACGATCTATTACCGCGCCATCTAAATACGCGCGGTAATACTAATTGGAAAGCTCTTGTAGATGCTATAGGCGAAACCGATCAAGAAACTGCAAACTTGATAGCTGAGGTTCGCAAGCAGTTTTTTGTAAAGACAGCATCACGACCGTATCTTGATAGATTAGCTGCAAACAACAAGATAGCTAGACCAAAATTTGTTGGAATGGATGATTCTTCGTTTAGGCAGTATATACCAGTTCTTTCTTATCAGCCAAAACAAGTTAAATTAATTATCGATCAGCTATTAGATATATTCTTTTTCAAAGAATCTACTACTGCCTTTATAACATCTTCAAACTTTAGTCCATTTGCTATGAGTGATGGCTGGGAACTTGAGGTTTTGGTCGATGAACAGAACATCGATCGCATAATTTTCAACACTGATGAGTTTACGAATATAGGCGCTGCCACTGCGAATGAGATAGTTGGAGCTATAAACAGAGAGGCTAAGTACTGTTACGCCACTGCATACTACGATAGTATCACCAAGAACACTTTTATAAAACTTTTTAGTAAAACTGTCGGATCAAAAGGGTCACTTAGAATATTAGGTGGAAGAGCGAACGTAGCCATAAGATTTAATGGTTTTATTAGTGCAGCTGGCAATGGATCTAATACTCAATGGACAGTTTCTAAAGTCGGTGACGAGACTACTTTTACATATACCGGTGGAACATCTCCTAGTTTAGATCAAGTTCAAGTAGGTGATATCGCAATAATTAATATTCCTGGCAATCAGGGCTCTTTCGCAATAAATGAAATAGATCTTTTTAGTAACAGTATAAAGTTCACTAATCTATTTTCAACTACTGGAACATTTACTCAAGTTTCATCAGATGAAGTTAAGTTCATCCAATCTAATAAATACGTTGCATACCTTAATCCAAGAAGAGCCATGACATGGGAAACCTCTCCTGGTGAAATAACTGTTGAGATGCCTACGTCGCCACCGGTAGTCAAAAGATCGCTTAAAGGCTCTGTGCATGTAAACGGTGCTTTTAGTCAAATGGTTAGCAGAGACAGTAATACATCGCTTACAGTTACGGATGCATTCTTGTTTCCAGAGACAGGCAGCTTTTTTCTTGAGCAGTTAGATGAACTGCAATATAGAGTACTGACGCCTGATGAAGATCAAGTATTATCCAAGAAGTTCAATACGCGCTTAAATAGTAAGCTTCAGAGATACGAATATGCTAGCCGTGCAGCTCTTACAACTACTGGTGATATAGTAGAAGGTGTATCTCAGATAACTAATCTAGCATCTACTGTAGGTATTCAAGTTGGACAACAAGTTAAGATTAGCGGAGTACCTGAGTATGCTAGGGTAACTAGTATAGCCGGTAACCTAGTTAACATATCATTTCCAGCTGCCGCTACTGCAACAGGGCAGACAGTTAAGTTTCTAGGCAACCAGTTGACCGGAATAACACCAAACTTACCAGTAGCTGCTAGCTTAAATCAACTCTCACTAACATCTTTAAGTCGAACTAGTAACGTAGTAACTGGGACAACATCTTCTAATCATGGCTATAAGATTGGTGAGTCTGTAATAGTGGCTGACTCAACTGGCATACTGTTTAGCACGGAGACTGGAGATATTAGTTCAACTAGTAATATTATAACTAATATGTCAAGTACTGCTGGCGTAATACCTGGCATGACGATATGGGGACCTGATATTCCTTTAAATTCTTATGTGGTATCTGTCACGCCTACGAGCGTGACAATGAGCACTAACGCAACAAATACAGTTGCCGGATCTACTATAAATTTTAGCGAGAATGTAAATACAACTGCAATGCTTACGTCTGCCAGTGGGAACATATTTACTTTTAATCTGATCGGCAGCGACGGCTCTGCTATGACTCCAGGTACTTGTAGGGTTGAAAGAATAGGCATGTCTGCATCTGGCTCTAAAGTCATACTTATAGATGCCATAAAGAACGATGTGAGTCGATTAACCGGCGCATATGTTTGGGATCTAACTGCACCGTACGTGCTATCTTCTAAAACAGCGTCAACTAGCGATATCATTCAAGCAGGGAAAATAGTTAGGTTGTTAAATACTTCGGCGAATGACATACCAGAAGGTGGAGGTTACGTAATCTTTAACTATGGACGGCAGAACCAAGAAGGTCCAGTTAGATATCTTTATAAACCCACGCCTAATACCATAGCAATAGATCCTTCTTATACCTTCAAGAAGACTCACTCAGCTGGATCTCCAGTTGTAGCAATTAGTAAGAAGGGCCCGCATACCTTACGCGGCAAGGCTGCCGAATATGCTCCGTATATCACAGACCCATCTGAGGCTCGCTTCATACTTCAAGAGCTAATTAAGTCTGTAAAAAGTGCAGGTATTTTTGTAGACTTCCTTGTTCGATACCCTGAACAATTGTATGCAACTTTAGATGTTTATAGAAGTGGAATAGATCCTGGCTAGAGCTTTTCATAGTATAATTTAGACTATAAGGTGAAGCATGGCAGTATTAGGTAGATTATTAGTATCAAGCGCAGAACGTCTAGATCTTCCAGATTTATTATCAATAGATAGTTATGCGGCCGGTGATTGGAAATTTTTTCTCAAAGGTATGGTAGGTGATTCAAAGCCCTTTATCCTAAAGGGCTTTGACATTATCGATCCTAATAATGCTATCGGTGAGGAAAATTGTGCAATCAGAGTTGCAGACTCAGTTGTATTTTATCCAGGATCAAGTGCAGGTTCTTTTTTTCATGGTCTAGAAGAAGGCCATGCTCAAGCTGCACCACTTATTCCAGAACTTCGTAAAAATGCTATTAACTATGTATACTTAACTTTAACCACTGTCAACACTTCCACCGATACTAGAGCATTCTGGGATCCTGATAAGGATGGTGGAGCAGGTGGAGAGTTCACTCAAGATATCAATACGGAGTCCGTACTTAAAGTTGAAGTGAATGTTTCAGTTGGATCTTTTCCAGCAAACACTATTCCAGTAGCTATTATTAAAGTCGGCGCATTAACTATTGAGTCAATTAAAGACGCTAGACATATGCTTTTCCGATTGGGTTCAGGAGGACTTAATCCTGATCCATTCAGTAACTATGCTTGGAGATCGCTGCCTTCAGCTACATTTCAGAGAACTGAACCTGCTAGCGCAATTACTAACAGCACCGGCGACAATCCATTTCAGGGGGCAGATAAGAACATTCAGTCAATGAAAGAGTGGATGGACGCTGTAATGTCAAAGCTCAGAGAGCTTGGCGGAACAACGCATTGGTACGAAGACATAAGCACATTCAGTGTTGTATCAACTTTTATAGATTCATGCGCTACAGCTTTTAAGTCTAAAGGTCGATGGATCCATGATGCTGGAACTCCTGGTGACCTTACCTGGACAGAAGATATAAACTTAAAAGTAACTAGTGACTTAAGAACATATATAATTAGAGCCGGTAATGCAGCTCCATTTACAGGTCACACGGTAAATCTTGCAGACGAAGAGGTTTTATACGTAGAGATGGTTCGCAACCAACCTATCAATACCTCTGATCAACCAGTTCAATGGACTGCTGGAAGCAATTACGTAAATACAGTTGGCGGAGCTGTTGGCTTATTTAGTCAATTAAAGCAAGGTGACTGGATAAAGAAGATCAATGATAGTAATGATAAGTTTCTTCGAGTAGAAGAGTTCTACGATGGATTAAATGGTGGTTCGCCAACTAGTGCAGCCAATGCTAAATCTATTAAGTTAAGCGCAAATTATGCTGGCTCAACTGCGATAGAAAAAGCTAGATATGATCAAGGCGAATATCTTGCATCAGATGTCGTTGTCTCAACTAGAGATCAAGCAGCAATAAGTTTAGCTGGTGGAAACTTTCACTGGTTGGCAACACGAAGCGACACAATTCAAAAGATTGGTAGCATAAATGAAACTAGTCTTTCCGTTGCCTTTAGCGACGGTGACGGTGATACAGTTAAAGTAACATCAACAGGGGCCCACGGTCTTAACGACGGGGACTGGATCAATGTATCTGGTTCAGTTGGTTTTGACGGCGATTGGCAAGTTGAAGTAGAAAGTTCAACAGTATTCTACATTAACAGCTCTATTACTACACCAGATTCAGGTACAGCAGTTTACTCCGTTGTAACAACAGTAGCTAGAGATAACGGCGACGGATTTCAATTGGAATCTGCGAACCATGGACTTCGAGATGGTGATAAGATACAGATTAGCGGCACCTTATCGCATGACGGAACATATCTTGTTAACAGTGCTAGCGGAAATACGTTTAGAATAGCGGGCGTTGGCACGGGTAACGAATCCTCTGTAGGTCTTGCTACATTAGCTCGTTTAATAGTAAGAACTGAGGGCGCAGTTGTACAAGTTGTACAGGGTCAAACAGTTGATATTGGCGCTAGTGCTGCCGATAACATGCGGCAGTATATCGGCATGGCTTCTCTTACAGAAGTTAACCCTCTGTACGATATTCCACCTTCTTATAACACTCTCGATGGTATGGCTAACTACAATAGCACTATCAACGAAAATTTAACTACACGAGTTGC